AGAAGACAAAAGGAGTTGCCAAATGAGCTTCAAACTATCTAACCGCAGTCTGTCAAAACTAGAAGGCGTACATCCACAACTCGTGGACGTCTGCAAACTGGCCATCGGTCGTACTAAGATCGACTTCGGAATTATTTGCGGCACCAGAACGGTGGCCGAGCAGGAAGAGAACGTTCGCACTGGCAGATCAAAGACGATGAAGTCTTACCATTTACCACAGGCAGACGGATACTCGCACGCCATAGACGCCATGGCCTATGTTGGCTCGACTGGCGTCTGGGAATTGAATTTGTATGATGAGATTGCAGACGCATTCTTGTCTGCCGCCAAAGAAGTTGGTTGCGAACTCACTTGGGGAGCGGCATGGCACAAGAAATTAACGGATCACGAGGGAACTTGTGAAGCGTTGATGATGGAATACGTTGACCTCAGACGTTCTCAGGGTCGTCGGCCTTTCTTGGACGGGCCGCATTTTCAATTAGAGACTTAGCGTAATCACTCCGCTCTCTGCTCTTCATAGCGCACTCGCCACCGAGTGCGCTATATCCACACTTATCAATCCATCCGTCTGCGCTTTCTAGGTTGTGCAATAGACGTGCTGTCTTTACCCAATCCATCATCAATGCGACGTGTGATGCTGTGAAATACCCGTGCGTATTCAGGGCGTTCTTGAGAATAATATTCCATCCTTCAGCAATCCGCTCGAAGTTCTCGAACGCATCGCCGTAGTCGTCTGCCCTTGGGCCATCAACATATTCTGAAGCCTTGCCTAATATGTCGCCGCGCTTCATAGCTCACCTGCCAGAGCTTTCGCTTTGATCATTAGCCATTCTTTCTGCCCATCTAACAGACGTACATTATGTCGCAGGTCTGTGATCTCATCACGCAGACGCGCACGTTTCTCTTTCGCTCGTGCCTTCTGCGCTTTGATGTCCTCACCTTTCAGAATGTTGATCTCATCCAGACGTTCAGTGATCGACAAGATTTCATTCTGCTTGGCTTCGATTTCGGCAAGAAGAGTGGAGGTCTTTTCTGCAATCGCCTCGTGCTTTTTCTTTAACTCCTCTAGCTTCATCCAGTTACTCCTTCGGTAATGGCTCAAACAATTTGTAATCTTCGCAAGGGTTAAGGGTGTCCTTGTCATGCTTGTTACAATGCCATCCACCGTCTGGCTTTGGACGGGAAAAGCTACAGGTCTGACATAACTTGGGAACACTGCGGTCGCCCCAACATACGTCTGATTTGAAACACCCTCGGCAACGCCAGTCTGAGTTGTCGACGCTGATCTTTTTTGCGTTTCCATCGAACACTGTCTGTATCCGATCCTTGATGTGTCCAAATTCAAACTCATCATATTTTACAATCTCCGCATGGTATTCGCTGTTGTTTTTATTCACAGCGATAAAGAAGGTCTCATGTATCTGAGACATCCCCATCATCATTTGCACCTGTGCAAAGTAACGTGGATGCGAGTATTTCACTCCGTCCTTCTGAAATTTCTTAAACGATGCGTCGTTCATGGACTTGATCTCCAAGACGCGCAGTTCGCCATCATCTAGTTCTATGTGTCCGTCCATGTGGCAGACCACATGACCGTTCCATTCTTCGTATGTGTGCTGACGACCAGTTAGACCATCGACTTCCCAGACCCGAACGTCTGCCTTCTCCTTTAAGTCTTTGACGACTTCGTCTTCGAGGATGTGGCCCAAGCGGAATATTCGCTTGAGGCGAGCGTCTGGCTCAGTGTTGGGAAATCCGCGTAGACTATAGGCTTGGTAGGCGTCGCAGGGATGTCCGATGCCCGAAGCCCCAATATAGTCTCGCGCTCTCTCTTCGGTTTTTCTGTCATATCCTTCGTCAATCTTGAAGACAACTTCGGTAGCTTTTATGCTCATGGCTTCCCTCAATTTAGGGGGGCGTTGCGCCCCCCTTTTTTTGTATGGCTTAGAAAGGGATGTCGTCGTCCATGTCGTCTGACTTTGAGCCAGCAGACGCCGCCGCTTCAGCCATGGCCATGAACTTCTTGACCTCACTTGACTGACGCTCAACGCCATCATCACCCTTCCATGGCTTACCCATGCCAACGATGATCTTGCACTGAAGACCTTTCAGCTTATCAACGTCGCCCGGCTTGTCTGGGTTGGGGTGATTTGCGGCAACCAAGAACGACTTCAACTGACGTCTGCCAATCTCTTGCGCCATATCGCTTGAGTGCAGGATGTTGAAGTTCACGCGGATGTCGCCTGATCCATCTACATCTACAAAGTCTGCAACCAATTTGCGGTTGTTTGTGCTACCGATCTGCTCGACCTTTGCTTCCGAACATTTCACGGTATATGTGCCGGGTTGCAGACGTGCGCTACCACCACTGGCTTCTACATTGGACAGGTCTAATGACCCAAAACCATTCCAATCACTCATTTACTTTCTCCTTCTTCCTCACCGACCATTCGGTTTAAGAGTTCTGTTACGTCTTCGCACTTCTCAAATGGCTTCAGACGGTTGCGTGGATCACGTGTTTTGCCATGCCAACCAGACACTTCGTCTGTGACAATGTACCGAGTGACCTTTGGTTTCCCTTGGTCATTCGTGTCTGTCACTCGAACACCACAAAGCACGTGGTCGAACAGGGCAGGTACGTGTTTGGATACAGAGCCACCCTTGACCAACGGCCAATAGTGAGTGACGTCATTTGCATCCTTCTCTTCTTTTGCCAGACACGTCACATAGACATGCAAAGGCAGGTCACGAATGGTCTTCAAGGCACCCAACATAATGCGGTTGTAATCACCCCACAGTTGGAAACCGTTCTTGTTCCCTTCGTGTTCCTTTTCCAAGTGTTCAATCAGACGCTCAGACATCTCAGTCAGACTGTCGATTGCAATCCACTTGAACCCTGCTTCCTTGAACTCAGGGCTGTCAATCATCTTCCAGATACCACGGAACGAATAGACACCGTCGTCTGGGTTATGCTTGCCATCCCATGAGGAGAAGGGCAGGTAATCAATGGCTACGTCTTCGATAGACTTTAGCCCCGCTTCACCAGATATGATCAATCCCTTGCCATAACGCTTCTGGTAGTAGCGACATTGGTAGGTTTTGCCGTAGCCATGGTGGGCATACAGCAAAGTCTTGGTCGGCTCGTCGCGTGCGACGTCCGATGTACTCATAGTCTTAAACATTTGGGATCACCTTTATCTTTGGTCGGTCGAGTTTTCGGGTAAGCGCGTATCGCAAAGGCTCTTGCTCATGTTGCGGCAGCTTTTGGAACTTACGCTTATCAACAGTCAGACTACGCTTCACATGGTCTGGCAGTTGTCCTTCCCCAAACTGCTTTTCGAGTGCTTCCTTGTTCCACGTCCAACGCTCAGATCGTGTAACCACGACCTCGAACCTGTCTGTGGATTGGGCAATCTCACCCGCTTCCTCTGGGAAAAGGTAGGCGATCTCATTTTCGAGTTGGCCTATGCGTTCATCGAGCGCGTCACGCTCTTTGGTTAGTCTGTCGAACTCTTCTGCCAATGGCTCAAGCCGATTAGCGGAGACAGACGACTTCGGGGGGCTGGATGTGTCAGCGAAGACAGACCAGCTATCAGTCTCAGGCATACATACCTCCTTCTAGTTATGACGTCAGCGACTACGAATGACGTCTTGCAAACATCTATAGGTGTAGTATAACTTATACACTGACGCAAGTGTCAAATGGAAAAAAAGGAAAGATCGAATGCAAGCGAAGCTCAACATCCAACGTCTTATAGATGATTTGGGCGGCGCATCTTCTGTGGCTAAACTCGTGGGCGTGGTTCGCACTGCGCCTTATGGGTGGGTTACAAGACAGTATGTGTCGAGCGTCGTCTTGGAGAAAATCAAGTCCGAGAACCCAGAACTAGACTTAGACCTATACTTTGAAGAGGATGAAGATGTCCAAGACCAAATTGGATGCGGCTCTTGAATATCTGGATCGTGGTTGGAGCATCATTCCAATCAAGCCAGAAGGGAAGAGACCCGCTATTAAATGGCGTGATTACCAAGACAGACACCCCACCGAGGAAGAGGTGGAAGAATGGTGGACAAAGTGGCCAGACCACGACATAGCAATCGTCACTGGTGCAATCAGTGGCGTAGTGGTTGTCGATTGCGACAACGAAGACGCATTGCATGCCGCGTTCGATGCGGGAATGCGTTCACCCATCCGCGTAAAAACAAAGCGCGGTGTTCACTTATACTTTGAACATCCGCGTGATGGTGTGCGGCGTGGGCCGAGAGCAGGGATAAACAGTCGGGGAGCAGATTGGCCAAAGATCAACGGTCTCGACTTCCGTGGGGACGGTAGCTATGCGCTACTTCCCCCATCAAACAACTACATTTGGGATTATCCTCAGTACATAGACTGGGATGAGTTCCCAATGTGGGAAGACTGGAAGCCTTGTCTGCAAGAGAGAAGACCAGACGGGGACTTTCATTTTGATGAGCTTGACCTGTCGTCTGTTGAGCCTTTACAGCCTGATGAGTTTGTCAGTGAGTGGGATCGCACAGCAAAGTATGTGCGTGACAACTTCCCCAACACTCTGAAGATACCGTCTGGCATGGGCAATGGCCGCAACGAACGAGTGATGCGTCACATCAGCGAGAGCATATTGGAAGGTTACTTTGGCCCAGACCTGCGTCTGCGCGGACACGCCTTCATGAATGAGTTCTTCGCAGAACAACTGGACGAGCGCGAGTTCGAGGCGACGGTTCAGTCAATGGAGCAGTCCGAACGACGCAACCATCCTGATCGTTTCAATGATAATGGCGACTATATTTACAAGCCTTATGTGCATGAGAAACAGCAAGAGGAAAAGAGGGATAGACGCCTCATCCAAATGGCTGATGCCGAGCAGTTATTATCTGAGAGTGACGCAAAAACCTATTTGATAGAGCCGTGGCTTCCTGCTAATACAATCGTGCAGGTCTTCGGTTATTCTGGCCATGGCAAATCACTTTTCGTTCAGCATGCAATGTCCGCACTATGTGCAGGGCGAAAGTATTTCGGGCCATTTGAAATCGGCAGACCTGCACGAGTTTTGTATCTCGACTTCGAGATGGGCATGTCGACAATCGCCAGACGCCTAATCGAAATGCGGCAGATACATGGCGACACACAAGACCGCCTCAACATCTGGACACCCTTCGTAGACAAGAAAGAAATCGACCTCCACCAACGTGAGGGGCTGATGGAACTGCAAGGTTGGATTGAGTTTGCAGAGCCAGACGTGGTTGTGATCGACACCATTCGGTCTGCGTATCCCGGTCTGGCTGAAAACTCCGCAGACGAGTGGGCAAAAATCAACAAGCTGGCAGTCAAACTTCGCAACTCTGGCCTGTCTGTGATCATGATCCACCACAGCAACAAGCCATCTGAAAGTGGCATTGGCCGAGAGGCGGGTTCAACAAACCAGCTTACTGTGCTGGAAACACAGATCAGAGTGGCGCAGGTCTTTGATGACGAAGACACAGCCAAACAGAACGCAGGTCTGTACGATGGCAACTATGACCACCCAATCTGGCCACAGCTACAAGCAAAGCTACCGTCTGACTATCGTTTATACATGGTGATGGAGATACGGTACGGCAAAGTCCGAGAATGGACTGACCTACATGATCGTGTGCAGTGGGTTGGATACGCGGCGCACAACATTACAGACGAGAAGATTGTTGTGTCGAGCAGATCAACCAAGCAACGTGCGAAAGACATGGCATTAGATGGTCACGATCCAGACGTTATCGCTCAGAAGTTGGCAAGACCCTTACGCCTTGTTCGCGACTGGTTAGAGCTTGACGCCTCTGCTCCTGCTCTTGAGGTGTCAACTTCCGAATAGAAGTGACCTTCGCTTCGGGAAAATATTTCCTGACTTCATCTACGAACGCCGCAATCTCTGGGTATTTCTCACGGTTGCGGCGTATTTTTTCTTCACGATCCTTGTCGTCTGTCATAGTCTAAGTCATTGATTTGCTTGGTGATTGTCGGAAAGTGATAAAACTCTCCACCCAACGCCTTTGGCGTTTCCAGTCGTTTCGTTTTATTCCCGACGACCCCGGAAACCGGGGGCGTCGCAAACTCAACGCCTAGAGTTTTATCAATCTCGACTGCATAAGTCAACAGGTGTCACACAAACACCTAAAGTTATTAAAGATGTTGCATAATTTCTTGACGCGTATTACATTTTAGACGCAGGTAAAAATATATTTGGAGATTTCAAATGCCGAGAAATGTTCGCGTGTCAGACGCGGACTTGACTTGGCTCCGAGAGAACCACAACACAGAACCATACTCAGAGATGGCACGTCGTATAGGATGTTGCGTCGACACACTGAAGCGTATTCTCGTCCGAGAAGGTCTTCAAGAATTTGATGGAGCGAAGTATCAAGTCCGACGTGACTTTGAGGAAAAACAATGGACACGTCCGTGCATGTCATGCGGGGACACACACAAGCGGCCCAAGAATTGGTTCTTCTGCAAACCATGTCGCAAAGATATGGGATATGAAGATTGAGTGGTGGGCGTGGAAGCAAACAAAAAGGTGACAAGTACGAACGTGAACTAGCGGCGTACATCAATGAAGCGACTGGTCTGCAATCGTTTCGCGCACCTCTGTCTGGCGGCGGCAAAGTCGGAATGGCTGGCGGCGCAGACATACTCGG